TCTTTCAAAAACTCGATGTTGTATTCGTAATCATCAAACTCGATTTCTTCATCACCAATAATGATGTAATCATTGGTAAACATTTCATCTTCTAACCATGAATCTAAACCACCCCAATATGAACGTGCTTCAACAGCTTCCATCCATCCTTCAATGATTTGTTCAGCTACTTGGCTGGCATTTTCATCAACCAAATCTTCCCATTTTTTATTGTTTGGGAAATAAAATAACTTTTCTTTTTTCATAACTCTTATTACTTGTTTTTAAATTTATATCTAAATATAACATCAATGTCTTGGAAGGCCAAACATTACTTGGCCTTCTTTTCAATGATATTAAAAGTTTCAACAGCCAATTCAGCTTGTAATTTATCATTATTTTTCAATTTATTACCAAACACACTTTCAATGTTATCTAATAATAATTCTACAAACAACGGATTTTTAATGTTAACATTGTTTTCAACATTCATATCAATGATTTCATTGACGAAATTAATGACATCTTGTTTCAACTGATTGTTGTTGAATTTGTTGGGGAGTTTAAAACCTTTTTTCATGACCTTTATTTATTTGTGTTTCTTATTATGTCTAAATATAACATCCATTTTTGGCTTAGCCAAACATTTCTTCAAGAATGTAAAAACCTTCTACATCTTCTTTACTTAACAATACTTTGATTTCGTCGATTGACTGTGCTTTGTTAATGTCATAAATCATATCTTCATAAACTGATACGAATGCTGAATCACAATCAGTTAAAGCATCTTGATAAACTTTAACAATCTCTTTTTTTACATTTTCGATTTTCATAACCTTCATTTCCTTAATCATTTATATCTAAATATAACATCCAATCTCTGGATAGCCAAACATCTTGTAAAAGACTTTTATGTCAATGTCATTGTCACTGTCATTATTATCTATAATTGTCATTGTCAGTGTCGTACATGTCATTGTCATTATCATATTATCTGTCATCGTCTATGACGTAGAAGTTATCAAATAAATCTTAGGAAGCCAAACTTAGGTTAAAATAGTGAAGCCCCTATTAAGGGGCCCCACAACGTAGAAATAAAATAAGACGGAGGAAAAACGGATAGGGAACAATAACCTCCAAAACGTGCCAATGTCATTAAAACACGTTATTGATAGATATCCTATCGTTTTGCCATGTTCCCAATATACAACCCACCTCTGTTACCTCCAAGTTCTTCTCTACAAAGATTAGCAAGCCATATAGAATCTACAATATCGTCATGATGTCCTGGAGGATGGCTGAATGATAATTTACCATTAGTATTTACCTTATAAGTATAGGCTGCTAATTCATTATAACATTCAGGCATTAATTGTTTTGATGGTAATTCTAAAGCACCCGTTTCTATATCAGTAATCATTTTCCTAACTGCCTGTGCCTTACTATCTTGTGATGTATAGAATGCCTTTGTATTACGTTCGTATTTCTTTATTAATTCATAGAGGGCAAGTCCTGGACCATTAGATTCAACATAACCTCCTCTGATGTTAAATCGTTGCAACTCGTTGATGATAGTTTTTGCAGATTCTTCAAATGTTTTTCCATTAAACCTAAGAATCTTCTTGCAACGTCCGGATTCGGAGAGTATTGTGCATACTGTATAATCATTAGACATTCCAAAGTCAATTCCGAAATAATCTCTTGTTGTTTTTGATTCATCCCAATTATTTAAATTACATACCATATCTAATCCTCTAAATACATCGTTTGTAGCTTCAGAGAATTCAGCTAAGTATTCTTGTTTATAAATGTCTATAGGTAACGACCTTTGTTGGTCTAATATAAATTCGTGACTAACATATGGATTGTCGGTAGATACACCTTTAAACGATATATAATCGTTATTATCAACCTGTCCACGTAGCCAATAGTTATAAAACCAATTTTTAGATTTAGGAGTCGAGATGATGAAACATTTTTTACCTAAGGCAGATAATGTAGGTAATATTGCTTCATTCATCCCTTCCTCCCTAATAAATGCTGCCTCGTCAATCACCATGTAGTTGAAACTAAAACCCCTAATACTATCATATCGTTCAGCAGACAAAAACTGTAACGTAGACCCATTTAAAAATGTTAATGTTAAGTCTGCTTTATTCGACGATACTACTACCTGGTGGGCTGCATCTAATAATTCATGAAATATTTTCTTTGCCTGGTTATAAATTGGGGATATCCAAGCTCCTTTACTTTTAGGATTACCTAATAGCCAATACAGCATTAGGTTTTGTCCTAATAATGATTTACCAAATTGACGTCCACATGCTACTACTCCAAATTTATGTTCGGAGTTAGCAAAGCCATCTATAATATGTTTTTGGCCAGTATGTGGTGTAAATAAGGTTATGTTCATTTATTTTGTTTGATATACTCTTGGGCTTCCTGTAGTGTGTTAAATTTACCTACAATATCCATTCCCTTAAACACCAACCAATATTGTTTTTTCTGGTGTATTGTCTCTACTACTCTCATAATGCCATCCACTCTTCATGTTCGGCCCAACAATTACATTGTGGTACAAATAGGAAAGGCAAATCAAATGAAGAATCTATTGCCCTAAAATGTGCTAATTCAGCATCAGTAGCTAAACGTGTATCCTTATTGCAAATCTTACAATATGGTACTTTTTCAATAACTCGTGCCTTAGGTTTACGTGTGTATTTTTTCCTTGGCTTACTTGACTTAGGCATTTCTCTCTAAAATTGTTAATCCGTTATTATTTGTTCTTCTTTCTTTAATCGTCCATTGTGGATTATCCATAATGAATTCTTCAATTGCTCTCCATAAACCCTCATGTCCGTTAGTTTCACCACGTGTTTCAAATAAGGTTGTATCATGGAAACCAATATATTTTCTGGCTTTATTACCATGACGTTCCAATTCGATTTTCAATTGTTCGTACACATGCCATGTATCAATAAATAAGAAATCCGTCTCGTCAATAATAATTTCTCTGGTATCACCTTCAATAAATCTGAAGTTCACATCTGTTTCTTCAGCATATTGTTTAGCTAACTCTAAGTTTTTCTGTCCGTTATTTCCCCATCTACCTGGATGGTACAAATCAATAGACAATAATGTTTTAGGTTTACCCATAATAAAGGCAAACGTTGATACTACACTTCTAACTCCCATTTCTGTTACGTGGTCACATTGTTCAGCATAGTGCCTTAGTACAGGTAGGTGTTCGTTAATATCTGTTGCTTGATTACAGATTACTTCAAAATGTTCTTCTTGTGTCATAACTCTTCTTCTAATTTTTTCAAACCAGGGTCAGTACCCCAATTTAGTTGTATGTTGCCTTCTACTTTGGCTTCTATTTTTTCAATATCATTACCTGTGTACTTAACGATTTGGTCGATTGCACGTTGACGTACTTTAGGATCGTCATCAGCTAATAGAGAATGTAATTCATTCATAGCTGGGTCTAATAATTTAGTTAATTTAGCCCTCCATGCTTCCTCGTATTTCTCCTTAGCATCACTCCAGTATTTGGTGTATTGCTGTTCAGATTTATCACCATATTCCTTATGACAATATTTAATCCATTCCTTAAACAAAATAGGTGTTTCTGCCTTGTATCGTAATTCAAGACATTTATCTACTCGTTTATCTACTTCTGTATGTGTTAATTTTTCTCCAGCCATGATTTTATATGTTGCTTATATACTACCATACATATATTATTTGACCTTATAAGTATTTAGTGATGGGTTATATATCTGGATATAATGTGTTTCACGTTCGAATTTAACACTCGGATCACATTCCTCCAATACTCTAAAATCAAATGCTTCCCACCCCAATTCGTTTATTAGTTTAGACAATGGTTTATTCTTGCCAGCACCTATGTTTCTACTGTGTCTATAACGTCTATTACGTAAGTTAGCCGAACAACCGATATAGCTATCATCTGTTAAGAGACAATCAACTATATACACTCCACAAGTAGCAGGTATTTTTTGATTATAATGGTTACC